CAAAGGTTTTGCCATCTACTTTCTTTTTTTCAGTAATGATTTGATGACCCTTTTGCCTTAGATCGAATATTCTTGAACTAAGCCTAAAGCACCCAAATTTGTACAAAGCTTCAAGGGGGGTTATTTTGTTACCTATTTCAAGGTAATCTAAGATTTGTTTGTTTTGTGATTCTGACATTTTAACTCCTTTCTATAAGTTCTTCGCCAGTTCACGCTCATTGACAACTTTGGTTCTCATGTCATCTCTGAACGCTTTGAAGGACTCAAACCTTATTTTGGCTCTGTTCCTTCGCTTTAAGGTTTCACTATATCTATTAGCAAAATCCCTAAATTTTTCATGGGTATATATTAACCCATCTAATTGTTTGATATTCTTATACATTTTTTGCCTAGAAAAAGAAATTGTTAATTCAGCAACGATCATTTTCTCTTCTTTTTTCATGAGCTCTACCGCTGTGTCTAGGTCGGCAAATATGGTGCCTAACTCTTCTTGTTGGTAAGAGAGCTTACTGGGGTCAAATTGTATTGAGTAAATATCCGTCATTTGATGCACTCCGAATACGTTATCATATAGCCTATTTTATCTTTATAGCTGTCATGATGTTTGGGGTTTGATTTCAACCTAACTGTCTTTTGCCAGTCGTTGCAAAGAGCCACTTGATAAGATTTTATCTCTACACCTAGTATTATTGACCACCCCTTTGCTATTTCTTCGTGATTGGTTTTTATATCGCCATAGTCAAGACCACGATTTTCAACAATGCTCACTACCTCTTCACATAACTTTTTACCAACCATCTGGATTTTCCTTTTTCCATTTTATTCTTTCGAGTAAATCTTCTTTCCATTGCTCGTTTAATTCTTTATCTGCGTGCCCTAAAGTATGACACTCACGACATAAGGCATAAAGATTGTCGATCCGGTTGAGCCTGTTACCTTTTACCCCACCCATGCCCTTTGGTATCAAATGATGAATGTCAACCGCTTGTGCTCTACGACAATTCCAACACATGGGGATATCATTCTCATGATACCCCCAAAATTCAGCAAAGAGCTTTTTATAGTTCTTTAAGGTTCTCATGAAATGCCCTTACCGCATTTTTTGTAAGCTCCTCAATATCGCTCACTGAGAAGTGTCCAGACCCCATAGATCGACCAACTACACCTGTCACGAAAATATCTAAACGCTGTGTATCGCTTTTATTAAAGCCACTAGAGGGTGGTTTAGGTGCAAAGTTATTGTTCTGTGGCATTTGCTGTGGTGCTTGTGGCGGTATCGCTTGGTCAGTTGGATTTGGCAATACAACCAGATTTTGAATATTACTATATTGGTTGCCCTTTGCAGATGTTTTTGTATTTATTACCTTAAAATTTATTGCATCATTTGCAAGTGGCATAGGGTTCAAAATTACTCCCCTAAGATAGCACCTACGTCCATCTATTAACTCTATAGAGTAGTTTGGATTTCCATTCTCTGTTTTATCCTCTATAGCACTTATTATTCCATTATCATCTTGCATATTATTTTCCTTATTATCTGTTAATTACATTATAACCACGACCCTCAAGACACCTATTTACAAAATCCTTTCTGGTTTTTGCTTTAGGACTGAGCCATAGTACCCTCCAACGAAAGCTATTATACACTGCTTTGCTTTTATCAAAAACGTAGCTTGTATTGTCCTCGACAAGGCTTTTGCACGTATAATAATCATCGTGAAAGCGGTTCATGTCACCTTTAATATTAGATGACGATTTTCCTCGACTATCGACTATCGGCATGGTGGAGCACCCACCAATAACAATGGCTGACAGTAAAGAGAAAATTAGGTTTGATCTTTTCATTTGAACTCCAATTCATTTATAAACCTATATTATTATTTTGGTTTTGTCACGAAAAAGCAACCAAGAAAAAATACCCATAAACAAAGACCATAAGTAGAAATAAAAAATCTTTAAACATGATTATACCCACCTGTGATGAAGTTTAATTTTAAGTGCTTCTTCCAAATGATTGACTATGGCAAATCCCATGTCCATACCGCAACCTTGGATACGGACACCATGATTTTTTAAACTGTATCCCAAAAATTTAGATACATTCCAACTGAGATGGATTATTTCGTTTTTGTGGCAAACCATTAACTTGATATCTCTGGTCATGCCGGATTGGGAAACATGAGAAAGAACACAATATATAGTCGACCCTTTTTGGAGATAGTGTCTGAGGTTCTCCTCTGCTAATTTTTTATCTGTGCTTATTTTATTCATTTCTTATTACCTCCAAACTTTGTTATTTTTTCTTTCATAAGCTTTTGAAGTATTAATTGATTGAGATCTTTTTTGATTGAGAAGTACAAAGACAGCTCTGCTTGTATGCCATGTTTCTTTAAATCCTCTTTACTGGCTTCCCTTTTCTTAGATACAATCTCGCAATATTCTCTCACCAAGCCAAAATATTTAGCCGTAGACATGTTCAGAACCCTAACATCTGTGAGCTCTGAACTTACTGTTTTTGTCTTATTCATCATCATCGGTATCGTCTCCACGGCACGTTGAAATTTAAGGTAGATAAACCTAAACTTTTTTTAGCTTTCCAATATTTAGGATTATCCCAATGATAAAAAAGCTCTTCTGCCAAATCGTATATGGAATCGTTAGAAAAACCTCTATAAATAAGGCTCATTATTTTTTTATCGCTTAAGATGACACCGCCATTATCCAGTGTCAGTGCTTTTCTAAGACTGCTTAATCTAATCTTATGCAGTTTTTTATTATCTCTCCAATCCATTAGCACTCTCCCTGTGCTAAAGCTTCACCACAATCTAACATCTCAGCTCTTTCTAATTGCTGAAGATATTTTTCGTAATCTGCCTTTTTGATCTCACCGCTTTTGTACTTTTTAAGCAACTCTTTTCTTTCGGCTCTATACTGCGCTTGAATTTTTTTGATAACACTCATTTTGAACTCCAATTATTATTATTATTATCGTCTATAAACCTAGTATGTGGGCTAGGTTATTAAAAGACAAGAAAAAATATTGTGAGAAAAGGTTTTTTTTGATATTTTAATGATATTCCTCCTAAGACTAGCGGAATATACAAATGAACTCCAATTCGATTTGTATAGCTTGGGGGTGGTTTTTATAACTTAGATGGGTGATATCTCATTAGACTTTAAAACTTACCCCCATGACTAAAGAAGCTGACATACAAATATCCTGCAATGATTATCTTAATTACCTATGTAAACACTATCATTTCAGGCATTTTCATGTGCCAAATGAGGGTAGAAAGTCTATTGGTTATCACTTAAAGCTTAAAAAAATGGGTTTAAAATCTGGTTGCCCTGACCTCATTGTAGAGTATCCACCGGGAAAAGTGCTCTATATCGAATTAAAAAACGAAAAGGGTCGGCTATCTGACGCCCAAAAGCTTTGGTTGGTTCAATCTAAAGCTATGGATACACCGCATTTTGTCGTTAAAGGTGGGGTCACGCAATGTTTAGAGCAGATCAAAGAGATAATTGAAAAAAACGTCCCTGTAAGGTCTTAGTTATTTTGCTGTTGGGTTTTACCTTTTTACCCTTAATAGACGCTGTACAGCCTTTAAATTGCCTTTGTAGGGCATTTTCATCTTTCTTTTGCGTCTCTTTCTTGATCGTATAGGTCTTTTATCTATTAACTCAGAGATTGTAGCGGTTGTTGTGAAGCCACTCATTTCCCGACTTTCCGCATTGCTCTGGTATGTGCTTGTTTGAAAGTTTTGCCCGATCTTAAATCTTTAGCCATTTCCTTCATATGTTTTAAAGAATGATGCCGGGCATGGCGGTTCATAGCTTTTGTTTGTGTTTTATTCAATTTAGCTGTGAACTTCTTAATAGATTTAACTAAAACCATTTACCGCTTTTTTCTTTTCATTTTTTTAGTTTTTTTCTTCTTTTTCATTCCCTTAGAATGAGCTCCTTTTCCTGTATGATACGGCATTTATTTTTTTCCTTTCTTTTTCTTTTTACCCTTTTTTTGACTTTTTAGAATTGCTTCTTGAAGTGCTTTTGGTAGTTTTTTTTGTTTTGGTGTTAGTGCCATGATACCCCCCTTTGGTTTTGTGTTGCAATGATTTTTTCAGAAAATAACTGGCTATCTTTGAAAAGAAATCATAAAGTTTCAGATATATTTTTTTCATGATACGAGCTCAAAATGAGGAGCGTCTATGAATGGTCTACGATTCTGAGAGCGTCTAAGGTCTATGTAAGAGTTCATTGCTTCCTCTGCCGTGCCCTCCCAGTCTCTTAAGTCTGGTATATGCCATGAAGCTCCCCATTTTATGCCGACACCTTCTCTTACAGAAGCTTCTTTAAACGCATCTGCAATATCATCATAAAGGTTTAGTTCCCAAGAGATGCGGTTGCCAATATACGCTACGACGTCGACGGCATCTCCTGTTAAATGCTTGCTTTTCATGGTTTGCGATGCACCTCTAGCAACTAAGTCCTCTTGCTCTTTTTCAGTTCTGAGTCCGCATGAAACTCCAAAGTCGACGTTCGTCAGTGTGATGGCGGTGGTAACTACAGAGTGCAGTTCGTTTTTCACTCCATCCAACCTACCTAAGCTTCTTTGTGATAATGTGAAAGGCATTATTTTCTCCTTAATTTAGAGAATGACCGCAAGCCAAATGACCCGGCTATACTTGCATACATTCCGTATTTGATAAAGTCTGGTGTTTTTTCAAGATTTTCCCAACCTCTAGCCATGATATCCTGCATACCCCCCCAAGGAATGAAATTTGCCAATATTATAGCAACAAAAACAATAGTCCACAATTCATCTTTCCAAGAGCTCTTAGAAGCGTCCATTGCCATTGTCTCCCAATTGGCAGTGCCCTCTGCTATTTTCTGCTCTTTTACCGCTTTTGCTTTTTGTATTTGTGATTTGCTGTCCAGATAAGAAGTACCTAAACCTACTATTGAACTAACGATCTGACCTATCATTGTCACCCCCTTTAGCTTCTTTGTTGATGAATACCGCAAAGCTTCCTGTCATTGCTCCTGTGACTACTGATATAAGTGAAGCCATCTGTGTGCTCAGTTCTGGCTGTGATAAGGCAAACTCGATACACCTTATGTAAACTAGCGTCATAACAAGCATCATAAATCTAGGTATTATTTGCCATTTATTTAATGTTTCTGGTGTCATTTTTTAAAACTTTCATTAAGTGAATCTACTACTTGGTCTATGTTGGGTTCAGAACCACCTGGATCATAACGACATTGGAATTCGACCGGGCACTCTCCTTCAACAACTAAAGTATATGTATCGTTTGCTCCTTTATATAAACACACTTGTTGACCATTCCTTGCTTTTTTTCTCTTATATCTTCTACAAGTAACATATTTTGGGTCTTCTCTCATCCCTTTTCTTATCTCTTGTTCCCATGTCCAGTCGCTGAATTTTTTTAGAAAACAAGTAAAACAGTTCTTGATATTGTCCGATTGTGCGTAATATATCACCTTTCCATTCGTACAAAGCCATTCAAAGGTTTTTTGTCCACCTTCTTTTCTGACGCATTTATCCCTAGTCTGATAGCCACCAACCCCTGTCCAACCCCATGAGTGAGTAAACAAAAAGACCCAAAAGACCAATCCCAACACTAAGAACAATAACAAGTGCAACAATGGTGATAACCTTTTCTTTGAATTTCTGCTTGTCATAAACCTCCTTTTGTCTTCTTTTTCTTATGTCTGCTTCCATTCGCAGTAATTCGTCCCATTTTGACTGACCATGCGAGTATTGAATAAAGGTTCTCAAGTCATTTCTTTGTTGTTCTAACTGGGTCTTAGCACTAAATGCTTCAATGGCTTCTTGCTCAATGGTTTTGCCACTTATAACTTTTCTAAACAACGATGGGTTTTTTGCTGACTTGTGGGCGTTATCAATATCAGAAACCGCACCCATCCACCTCGACAAGTCCTGTGACATGGCTTCAAGTTCTCGACCTGCCATAAATGCCTTTTTTATGCCTTGAAAAGCTGTACTGGCTACACTTAAACTGGCGGTGATACTTATAGGGTCAAACATTTAACAACCCCCCTGTAGTCACTTTATAGAACTATAGTGTTGAAGATAACCCCAAATGAACTCAATACATAAAAGGCGGTTATTGATATGACTATTCTTTCAAGTCTCGAAACCCTACGCTCCATGTCCTGTCTAAAGTGGTACATATCGTTTTTAAGTACGCTGAGTTCCATAAGTATTGCGTTTATATCTGCTTTGGTCATTCTTCGGCGTCCTTAATCGTCAGTCCTTGTTCTTTTACTTGTCGCATTATTTCTACGTAGTGTCTGTTGTTAGAGGATAGTGGAACTACAGATGGTTTACCATCTATTGTAACTTTTATAGAAACCTTTGTTTTACCATCTAAATCATATTTATATTCAGGGTTTTCTATCTTCATTTTATTTCCTTTATCATAAATCTGCATCCGCAAAAATATACGCACCACTGCCTTCAGTTTGAACCATAGCACCTTGTCCATCTGTTCCAGAAGAACTTACGCCTAAATTTAATCTACTACCAGTTGATTTAATTAGGTCAAAAGGTGTGCTGTCATCTACTTGTCTCGTAGTACTGCCACCTTTATATACTTTTGCAAAATTATTACCAGATGTAGTCATAGTGGGCGCATCTCTCATTATTCCAAAAAAAGGCATATGAGCTATAATTTGCGTGCTATTGTACCACACACCAGAACCGACTGATTGGACAGAACCCCATGATTGAAAATACCTCTGACACTTTTTTAGGGTTGTTCCAAAATCTTCGTTCTGAAAATCTGAATTTTGTGAGCCGACTTCTAATTGAACTCCTGTAAGGTAAAAGTTATTGCTTGTATTATCCATAGTATTGACTTGACCAGAAGCTTGATTCGCACTTGTATTATGCCAAGTATTTTCAGTCAGTGTTCCTTCATCATACTTCATTAACCACCAATAAACTTGTAAACTATTATTAATGTCATCATCAAAACCTGTCGTTTGATAGCCCACAAATGTTACCTTTTTATGTTCCCACGTATTTGCTGAATTTATTGTATAAATTATAGAGTTATAATAACCTGCATCTGAATGTGTTAGTTGGACTATATGTGTTCCTGTTTTTGGTGACTTTACCCAAAATGAAAGCGTTAACGATTTTGCATTGCTTGTACCATATAATAAATGTTGTAAATCCTGTCCCTCAAACTTTGTTCTTACCAAAGCATAATTACCAGAAGAAGGAGTACCACTTGCAGTTGTAACATCGATTTTTAGAGAGTTAGCAAATCCTTGACCAGATGGAACGTCTGTAGATTGTGATGTTGTAACTACTACAGAACCATTTTCTGCAAACTGCCATCTATCACACGCAGTATAACCAGATGTTTGATTTGTTTGAGTCCCTCTTTGGCTAACAGTCATTGCACCATTAATTATGATATTAGACGAACCTGCACCAATATTTAAAGTTCCTCTGCTCTGTAATTTAGTTAAAGGCATCTTTTATCCTTTATTTGCTTCTTCAAGTTGTTTTTGTGCTTCCTCATCTCTTTGTTTTCTAGTCTTATAATCTGACCTAGCGGTGATAAGCTTTACAAAGTCTGCTTGGTTGCTTGGTATTGGGTCTGTGAAAGATTCATCATTCATAAGCTTTGTAGTCCAATCCTGTTGCATCCTTTTCCAACAGTTGTTTATCTTGCCTGTCATTGCGTCTTGCACCCATTGATTTATATCAACCAAATCATTGTTTAACATAGCTTGTTGGTTGTCATCGACCTCTATTTTTAATGTAAGTTTTGCCATTTTTATTCCCTTTTTTTAACACGCTAGATAGCCAGAAAAACTACTACCTGACGAAATGTCAAGTTGTTGATTTCCCCCTTGCTGTCTTATTCTCACAAATGCTGTGTCACCTGCATCCATATCAGCTAACGTACTTACGCTCATAACAAGATATGTGTTGTCTTGATCAAAAGACTCAGGGTCAGTTGTTGCATAATATGAACGATTGCTTGTCACTAATGTTACTTCAACATAAGATGCGTTAGTTGGCATTTCATTTGTATAACATTGAACATTTATTTGGTATTTTCCTGTAACTGGTGCGGTAAATGTGTTAGATGCAAAATTATTTCCTTGATCAAAAACCTCATTATCAAAAGTTATTGTAACATTGGTAGTGGTGGCTATATTTTCTTGATTAGAAGTTGGTCTTACTAAAAACGCAGGTTGATTTGGCATAGTTAATTGTGAAGGTGCTTCTAACTGCCCTATAGCCGTTGTGCCAGACCCACTAATAGAATTTATCTTTAGTACGTTCCCTGCGGTTAGATTGCCTGTAGGAAGCGTTAGCGTGTATGACTGACCTGCG